TCCTCTTCCGGCGAAATTTCTCCAGTTTCAATCTGGCCCTTTAGACTTCCTATGTCCATCTGGGACTTCTCCCATTCCTTGGCATATTCTCTCTCGGCAAATCCAAGATCAGCTAGGATTCCGTCGATCTTTTTAGTCTTTCCCCCGAAGGTCTTTCCCAGCCAATTTTGGATGTCGTCTCCAAGAGACTCATCGACGATGTGGTTGGATTTATTCCATTCAGAAAATTTCAGGGTCATAGACTTATTTTTCTTTTTTATTAATGGTCTTATTTACCTTGCTCGTAGTTTCTGCTTTTTTTGCAGAAGAAGTAGGAATATCAAATCCAACTTTTTTATGGGACTTATCCTTCTCTAGATCCATTTTTTCAAGCTCTCTAGCAACTTTATTGATAGATTCGAAATCTCTCTGGGTAGGAAGTATCTTCACCCCAGATGATTTCTTATCCAAATTTTCGATGTCCTTCTTGGTTCCATTTAGGCTAGAGATTTTTCTTTCTATCTGTTTTTTATCAAAATCGTTTCTAACAGACTTTAGCTCTTTCTTGAGGTCAATAATCTGGTGCTCAATTTCTGCAATAGCTTCCATTCTTCCCTTTTTGTTCTTGAGAGATTGTCTATAATCAGAAGAGGGCTTATCTAGGGTTTTAACCCCTTCAATATTCTCAGATCCTTCTTTTTTCTTATCCTCCTCAGCTTTGTCTTTTAGCTCCTGTTGAGATTTTTGAACCTCTTCTTTTGCCTTCTTGATTTCTGCCTCTATAGACTTCAGCTCCTCAGGAGAAGCAGAAGCTCTCTGTTTTGCAAGAGAATATTCAAATTCAGCAAGAACTAGCTCGTCCTCGGCTTTACCAACTTCCCAATATTCCATTCTTCTCTTATTGCCTTTAATTGCATCAGAGAGTGTCTTTAAAGCCTTTTCTATCCTAGCCTTAACCATTTTAGTGTAGGTCTGATATTCGTTGGTCTTGTTAGCGATGGTTCTTTCTGCTTTAGCAATGTTTGAAGAAGCATCTTTAGTCTTGGAGATTTCCTTCAAATTGGTCTTCAGAGAATCGATCTCGTCCTCATAGGCATATCTCTTAGAAAGAAGTTCTTTCTCCGCCTTTAGAACTTCAGCTCTGACCTTATCAATCATGCTAATATAGGAAAGAGAACCAAGAAAAGTCTTAGAAAGGGTATTTTTAATAGAATCCAATGCACTAGACTCGCTAATTCCTTCCTGAGCTGCAAAGTATTCAGCAAGAGATTCAGCAAGGGCGGGAGTAATTTTTCCATTTAAAGGATTGGTTTCCTCAAATTCTTGAAAATTAGGGATTAAAGTCATATCTACAATTTAGTTATTTATGATGTATATATCCTCTGGTTTTATTTTTCTACAGGGTGGTCCACAAAAAAAAAGCCTCTGGAAATCCAGAGGCTTTTTATAACTTTAAAGATTAAGATTAGTTTAATCCACCAGTAGGAACACTTACGTAGAAAGTGAAGTATAGAGATTCTGGATTGAATCCTGCTTCAACTAGTGCGTATCTGCTCTTAACTGCGATCTTAGGAGACATAGTACCTTCAGAGATGGTTTGGATTGACTCCGCCATCATGTAAGGCATGAACTTAAGACCTGGTTCGTCATCACCACCTTTTCTACCTACACAAACTCTTGTGTCGTTGTACTGCATGTTTTGATCAACATAGACAGTCATACCAGCTAGAGAACCAACTGGGTAAAGGGTTCCGTTGTTTTGAGTAAGGGTGTTAGAGAATGGTGCAAAAGTGAATTGGCTGATATCTTGCATCGCAGACGCTAGGTTAGCGTTGGTTACGATGAAGTTAGCAGGACCTCTTCTACCTCTGTTAGCTACCACGTTAGCTGCTGCTAAAACTCTAGAGAATAGTCTTCTTTGTAAAGTTGACAAGTTCTCGTAAGAAGTTCCAGTAGGACCAGCTGGTAGAGTCATAGACTGAGAGGTATCAGTTTTATCCATGTAAGGACCAACTGTAGTTCCTCCTGCGCTTCCAGGTTGTAGGTTTAGGTTTAGGTTTTGACCTTCGATTTGGTTGAAGTTAATGTTGTTAGACCAACCTAACTGGAATGCTCTTGACAAGATGTGCTTGTTGATAGACTGAGAAACCTCGTTAACAAGTGCGTTCTCGATCATAGAGATTACGTCGATACCGAACTGCTTGTTAAGATCTTGAATTTGCTCAGTTGTTACAGAAGCAGCAACTTGGAAAGTGTCAGCCTCAACGAACTTAGTGAAGGTTGTTAGACCCATTGAGTTGTAATAAGTGCTTTCCGCAACTGATCTCAACATTGGGTTGTATGTATTATTTCCGTTTACATAAGGACCTTGGAAGTTTTGGTTGTCATAGAAACCAGCACCAGAGAAACCTTGGATGTGATCTTCTAGAGCCTTAACTAGAGTTGCAACGCTAGTAGCGTAACCAACCTGAGATCCTGAAATAGAAGTACCAACTGGGGTTCCAGCTTGAACTACATCAGCAACAGTTTCACCAGCAGTAACAGCAGTGATTCTGAAGATTGGGTAACCGTCGATTCTTGAGTAACCTACGAAAACCATAGTTAAGTAAGCACCTGCAGAAGTAGCAGAAGTAGCATAGTAAGTAACACTACCTACTGTCATGCTGTAACTACCACCAGTAACACCCATAGGGATTTTAATCATAGTAGGGGCAACTGCCAAAGCTTCAGCAGCTGTAGTTCCAACTTGATTAGCATTTGGAGCAAGTTTACCACCTGCGTAAACGTAGTCTAGGTAAGAAAGAACTCCTGAAGGACCAGACATAGGGATAACTGGAACGATGTCAAAACCAACAGTCTTCGCAGCAACTTGAATTGCCAAAGGAAGGAGTGAAGGGAATTTGTCGCCAGAACCTTGCCAGGTTGAGCTGTAGAATCCTTGGTTAGGAGAAAGTCCACCTAATGAAGACGCCTGAGTTGCCTGAGGGAATACAGGAGGTTGAACTGAACCCATACCGTTAACAACTGCTAGAGAGTTGTAAGCACCAGCTGATTCGTTCAATGAGTGGTAGTGGCAGTACTTAGAAAGCCATTGTGTTTTTGATGAATCGTTGATACCAGTTTTAGACTCGATGATAGGAGACCAAGTATCGAAGATTTCTTGTTCGTTAATAAGTTTCATAACTTTTTTTTATTTTGTTTTTTTGGTTTGTTTAAAATTTACCTTCCAAAGACTGAGCAACTCTAGAAAGATAATCAGATGAATATCCTAGTGAGTTGGTAGCTGGGGTTGGCGTTTCGATTGCTTCGTTTTCTACAAGTTTTTGAAGACCAAGATTTTTTCCAAGCTGACGAGTTGACCAGAAGTTTTTGATCTGATAAGGGGTTTCTAAGTTGTAGAAAGACGACTGAGCAATCAAAGATTGTCTGTGTCCTTCGGTTAGAGACTCCCAAACCTGAGCATACTCTTCAGGAGCTTCGTCTACAAATTTGTGACCTGAGCTTGGGGTTGTTTCTTCGTTCAAATTCTCGTTTAGAACCTGACCTGCCTTTTGGGTGTTAGCAGTTAGCTGGAATTTTTCAGCTGCTTTTTTGGTGAGTGATTCAGTTTTTTGGGTTTGAACTGACTCTATTAATGCGTCTATCTTGCCAGAGATTGTTGTGTAATCCCCTGCGAATCCAGACTCAAATAGACCTGCGTTTGAAGCAAGATCTGCTTGTTCTCTTACGTTCTCGTTGATGGTTTCACCTAGAGAAGAGTTTACGCTTTCTGCAATGTACTCAGAGTAAGCGATGTTGTTTTTAATTTTTTCTGCCAAGTAGTCAGAATAAGAAATTCCTTTGTTTAGATTTTCAGCCAAATACTCAGAGTAAGCAATACCTTTGTTTACGTTCTCTGCCAAGTACTCGGTGTATCCGATACCTTGATCTAGCTTCTCTGCGATATACTCGCTGTATCCGATACCTTGATCTACCTTTTCAGCTAGATATTCAGAATAAGAAATCCCTTTGTCAAGGTTCTCTGCAAGATACTCAGAATAAGAAATATTAGTGTCCACTTTTTCAGCAACATATTCAGAATACTGGATAGTCTCGTCTACTTTTTCTGCTAGATACTTAGAGTATTCTACAGACTTGTCTAGGTTCTCAGCAACATACTCAGAATAAGAGATAGACTTGTCTACGTTCTCTGCAAGATACTTAGAGTAAGAAATGTTCTTGTCCAAGTTCTCAGCAAGATACTTAGAGTAAGTGATGCTGTTGTCTAGGTTTTCCGCTAGATATTCTCCGTACTTGATTGCTCCGTTAAGAGTTTCTGCCAAATAGTCAGAATATTTTTCTAGTCTACCAACTCTGTCTTCCATGGAGTCAGTTGTTGTAGCTGATGGACCATTGTTATAGCCATTGCCCATAGCAGGCATCGGCTTGTTAAAGCTTAGTGCTTGTCCTTCTTCAACTCTTTCTGCTCTTAAACTAGAAATTTCAGCCTTCATAGCTTCCATTTCTTTCTTTAAGAACATCGTGTACTGGTTAAGATCTTCAGCACTTACAAATTCTCTGTTGCTCTCCATAATAGTGGATTTATTTTTATCTTTGTTGATTATTTTTTTAAATTCTTCGTTTCCGTTGACATTATATATCCGCATAGAATCGTCATTTTTTAATCCGAATGATTCATTTACACATTCTAGATTGTGGATAACGCTTTTTTGTCTCTTATATATAACTTCATCGTGTGAAAAACCAGCACTTTCATACACTCTTTCAAGCTGTGCATCCTGAAATCCAGGATCAGCTACCAAGTCATACGTGAAGATTTTCTTGATTTGAACCTTCTTGTCTGGTCCAACATTACCTGCTGCTCTTGAAGAAATAGAAAGAGGAACACCTGCATCAACAAGTCTTTTTGCGATCTGTCCTGCTGGGGTATCTAGTAATCTAACTTTGATTTCTAGAATTCTTCCGTCCTTATTGTACATCAGATCTTCAACGACGTGAGAAACGTTGTTAAGAGAAATATCGAATTTTTCTGGGTGGTCAAGTTCACCAACAAGTCTTTTTTGTTTGATCTTGTCCTTTAGGTAGTCTAGGTGAGGAAGGTATTCGCCTTCTTCGTAGATA